TTCCCAGAGAAGGGTAATAGTAAATCTTTTGGCAAAATCTTAACTCGTGAGGATCACAGTAATGGCTTCTGAGCGACCTAAGTGTTACGGTTGTGGTGATATTCCTACCCCGATGTGGGATGCCGCCAAGCGGGCAATCGTATCCAAGTATCGGACGTGTCGGACTTGTGCTGACAGCAACAAGACATCTTACTGGGACTTCCCCTATGATTACGACAAGGTGATGCACAAGCACGGCCTTGAGTGGTTAGAGCGCCATCCAGACTATCCTACAGCCTTTTTGGACACGGACATATCCAGACTATCGGATAACCTACAAAAGGCGGCAGGATGGAAGCCAGCCACCAAGGCTAGCCTGCTGCTCCACGGCACGACAGGCACAGGCAAGACTCGTATGGCTTGGACGATATTTAACAGGCTCTGGTTGCAGAACTTCCCCGACAAGGCAGTATGGTTGCCAATGAGGAAGTTGGAGATGGCAATCGAGAAGGGCTTTGAAGACCACAAGCACGGTGCGGTACTCGATTACTTCTGCACCGTCCCTTTACTGGTCTTTGACGATCTGGGCAAGGAACGCCTCACGGCTCGTATGGAGTCAGACCTGTTTGCCATCCTAGACGAACGTACTAGCAACCTTATGCCTACAATTATAACGACCAATTATAACAGCACTACCCTGCTGGAAAGGTTCAACAACAAGGAGACAGGGGAAGCCCTAATGCGCCGCATCCGTGAATACTTCACAGCCATACACGCTTAAGCAGATGGATTCTGGTGAGCCGCCAGCCAGGTGGTCAGCCAGCGGAGAAGGGTCTATCTATTTCATCAACGTCCTAGAGGACACCTGCACTTGCAAGCATTGGATGTTTAGGTTGTTCGACAAGCCCCCAGCAGATCGCAGATGCAAGCATATCTTAGCCGTGCGGGAACAGGTGCTAGAAAATATTATTAACAAAGCGAAGAATTGTCGTTGACATCATAATCACACAGGCACTACAACGGAATCTCTTATGAAACGCTTACTATCATTACTCCTAGCCTATTCTTCCTGCGAAGCCAAAAGCATCGTGGATAGTGAATTGCTTAATCGTGTTGCTATCATTGAAAGCAATCTCAACCCATCGGCTATTGGGGATAACCAAGAAGGCCGTGGAGCATTTCAACTTCATCACGCTGCTTGGCTTGATGGCGTGGCTTGGCTTAGAACTCACGGACTTTATTTAACTGTTCTCGATGACTATCGTGTAGGCTCTATGAATTTTGAAACCTCTCAAATGGTGGCCTCTGGATATCTTCAAATGCACGAGGCACGTCTCAATCGTTGTGGTGAATGCGTAACACCACTTAAACTTTATATGTGTTACCGATTTGGATGGTCGGGCGCTCGCAGGTATGACTTTAATCCTAATCATTCCGATCTCCGTGGGTTGGATCGTGCGGTGCTGACGAGGGCTAGGATTATCCTTTCAAAATAAATCACCTTATGAGCGACCCAATCCAAGATATCAAATCACTTATCAGAATCTTAAGTTCTGAGACTGACCGTGCGCACTCTCAGATGCACAATCAGCACAATCAAATTATCTACCTGTCTGATAAGTTTAACAGACTCTTCCACGCCTTGCGTGAATTCAATACCGTCCACGGACGTGACCTACACCCAGACGTGCTTGATGCATTTAACGCTGCTTGGAGATCCCACGAAGCCTCATTCGATACTTGGCAGTCCTATCAAAAAGACTTACAAGAAGAACCCAATTCCCACCTAACAACCGAAATCGACTAATCCAATAATACCAAAACATATGGCAAAAGAAATCCTCACCTCACTACGCAAACCATTTACTGCTGATCGCATTGAGTGGCGCTTACAATCGTCTGGCGAAAAGCAAGACGGCAGCATCTGGGCTAAATGCCTGTGCTACATCGACAATCGTGCCGCTATGGAACGACTCGATGAAGTTTTTGCTGACGGCTGGTCGCATCGTGAACTTTTCCACAACATCGGTACTCAAGCCGTATGCACCGTAACGATTGATATCCACGAAGCCCCAGGCATCACGTCACGTTCCGTTACTGGTTCGTGTGCTGTCGAGGCCAACGGTGATATCGATCCTTTCAAGTCTGCTGCTTCTGGTGCGATGAAAAGGGCTGTGGTAAATTTAGGAGTGGGCCGATATTTATATGATTTGCCAGAGGCTTGGGCTATTATCGACCCTAAAGGCAAGTATGACGGCAAGACCAAGAACGGCACTCGTTTCCGTTGGAATCCTCCAGGCATCACTAGCGATGTTGCTTCATCGATGCAGGCCGTACAGTCTAACGATAACTTCGAAGTAACAGTAAACTCTTTTGCAGATAATCTTACGAAAGAGCCTGCACCTAAGAAGGCTGCTCGTGCGCCATCTGGTAGCCAAGATGATCCTGTTATTCCGTTTGGTGATGCCAAGGGACAGGCTTTGTCTTCCCTTCCTCTCAAGGGTTCACGAGACAAGAAGTGTGCTGACCTTTACTATTGGGCTAAGGTGTACGTTCCTAAGCCTTATAACGGCTCAGTAAGTCCTAAGGATATTAACCTTAAGTCTCGTGCTGAAGCCCTGTATGCTGCCGCTACTGGCGCTGGAGACACCCCTGCTCCAGTCTCCGAAGATGCTCCAATGGATGACGTACCGTTCTAATTAATCTCTTATGATCCACACACCAGAACCCGAAGATGAACCTAAAGTACTCGATGAGAGTACTGGTTCTAACCATTCCACAGAGTTTGCATCACTTGAAATTGTTGATGAATGTGATAACCTAGATGATGATGAAATTTTCCGAATCCTTAATTACGCATTGCGTATCAATAAGTGAGTAAAATTATTTCACCAGACCGTGTGCGTCAACTTATGGCGGCAATGCAACCACCTAAGGTTGCTGCTCCTGCCGTAAGAATTACTAACGCCACTAAGATAGCAAACTCCTATGAGATGATCCGCAAGACTGGATGCACCCTTACCGCTGCATCTAACTCTTGGAAGGTATCGATTAAAAATATTATCAAACACGCAGAGGAACATAACTTACCATTCCTTTGGAAAGACAGAGGTCTTGAAGCCGCTGCCAAAAAGATTGTCGTAGAAGAACGGTTTCGTAATATTCGTTTCGGGCTTAAGGCTCGTGTCGCTTATGAGTTGGCATTTAAGGAAGGCGTAAGCAAAGCCTGTAAGATGGTAGGCACTAGTCGTGAGGGAATGTACGCCTACTGTCGCAGGCATAAACTTGAAACACCGCTACGTGCTGGTACTACTAATGAGTAAATACGACATCGTTGCTATGGGAGACAATCACGGTGACTTGGCCTGTGAAGATACCCTCGACCAAGTGATCTCAATGGTGAAGCGGGTATCCCCAAAATATAGGGTACACCTGGGAGATAACTGGGACTTCCGATGGGCTAGGCGTGGTGTGGATAAAGGTAGCGCCGAGGCTCGTGAGGGTCTTGAGGAAGACCTAGAGGCTGGCATCAAGTGGATTGAGCGATACAAGCCTACTCATTTTTTATTTGGAAACCACGATGATAGAATTCGGCAGATTATTCACAACACGGATTCCATTAAGGACAAAGAAGATATGCAGGAAATTCAAGATAAAATTATGCGTACATTACGCAAGGTTGGTTGTAAGGTCATCAAGCCCTACAGCGTAAAGCACGGACGCATTGTCATCGGGCCACTTACTTTTATCCACGGATTCAGCCACGGTCAGAACGCATTGCTTAAAGATGCCAGAGCCTTTGGATCTCCAGGTGGTGGCTTTACAATGGGTCACCTGCATCGCCTTGAACAATTGAACAATGAGTCCTTTGAGGGTGGCGCATCTTGGCTGTGCGGTTGTGCTATGAGGATTGATTCTGCTGAATATGCTATGAGGCACAGTTCTACGCTGCGCTGGCAAAACGGATTTATGTATTACCAAGTGGACGGTGATAACTACATTGGCAAACAAGCCCATCGATTCGGTAAAGGCTGGTACTTTCCTGCTTGATATGAATATCCAAGAACCCGATAAAAAGCCTGTGTACGAAATCTTAGATACAGTTACGATCACCAAGCAACACTCTGACTGGTTGAACTGGGAGGTATTACGCATTGGTCAATTAGCCAGACAGTACGCTGACGAAGGAGATTTGCTTAGGGCTGAACTTAAATTACTGCGTCACGAAAAGGTTCACAACCTTGGGC